AATAAACTGCTGTATATTAAGCTTAATATCTTTCCAAACAGTTGTCGTGTGCGGGCTGGGGTCTGGGTCAAGGTCTGCATTTGTTCCCATTATCTGAATTAACAGCATCCCGTCTTCGGGTATGGAAGGAATTATCTTGGGCTTCTCTAAAAATCCAGATAAGGAATAAGTCAAATATTCTGTTGTATCAATATCGTCTGCATCGGAATCAGATATAAATGCAGCAATCCCGTTCATCCTATCCCAATCCGTTGTGGGGTTTTCATCCCAATAAAAATTCACTTCTAACCCTGTATATGGACTTGGAACAGATATTAAAGTATATGTTGTTGTTGCTGTTATAAGAACGAATCTTACTCCAAAATCTAAAACGTTATCAGTATCGGTAAGCGTTCTGTATTGAATATTGAAGTCGAATCTATCACCGGCGGTAAATGGTATTGCATTAAACTGAACGCCTCTAATAGCATCAGCACCGGGTGTAACAATATACCTTTCTACTTCGTCCTCCGGATCAACTGAAATATTTGTAACCACTTCCAAATAACTTGCATCTCCGCCCCTTTGTATCCAATCAGGGAAATAAGTTGCTAAGTCATACCTATCATAACGCAAATCCCCTATTGTTTCGGTATCATAAGGGACAGCATCAACAGGTATTTGTAAATCCTGCTGAATAATAAACGTTGCGGGCTGATTATAATTGAATGTATTTAAAACATACTTAAACGGACGTAGCATTGATTTGCTTTGATCTTCCTCAATCGGGTAACATTCTCCGCCCGTCCTGGCAATGTTTACCAATGGCTCAAGCGTTACCGCTGTTCTTATTAGTTCGCCATCAAAAGTATACTCTGTCCCAAGTATTTGCCCGTCTGTGAATAAACCATATTCAGGAGTTCTTACTATATTCCAGCAACCATCAGCCTGCACAAGACAAGCATTTAAATCTGTTAATATTTTTTCAAGTATCGTATAACAGTCATCCCATGTGTTATCTGTGCTTTGAAATAACCCGGAATGTAAAAACGTTTCATTAAAACAGTCTTGTACCGGATCATCGCTGCGGTCTTCTGTTGTATTCTCGAAAATGTTTGCAAATATTCGTAATGGTAAATTTTGGTCTATCGTTGTATTGTGCGAATAAAGCCCCGTCTGCCTCAGTGCAAACCAGACATAATACACTAATTGATGTGACCCTATATACCCATTTGGCACAGCTTCATTCCATTTAATACTTTTAAGCAATGCGAGATTATCCGTTGCCTTTAATGTAATGACGTGCTTTATATCCGTTACCGGCTCGCTTGCCCCATCCTGAATTAAATAACCGCTATTCAATAACTTTTCTGTTCCTCCACCTGAACTATCACTTTGGAAGTAGTAATCAACCCTGAAGCCTTCATCATCATCACTATAAAAATCTTCTATCCCGATAGTGCCATCGGTAATAAAGTTTACTGTAAACTCTGCTGCTTTGATAGGGCTCAATATTTCTACTTCCTGCCAATTGACAGTGAAGGGAACTTCAGCGCCGGTTATTTCTGTTGGATCACCTACAAAATCTTTCTGCCAGATTTCGCAACGATAAAAATCGTTTTGAATCCTGTTCTTAAAAGCGATTGTATATTTTTTGCCGTATGCCAATTATTAGAATGTATTAAATGCTGTTTGATCCGCTCTTCTTAAAATGCCTCTTAAGTTTTGCCCGCTTATTTGAAACACGACCTCGCCGTTCATCCAACTATTATTTGCCTGCCCTTCATAACCCAATGGCGTTATTCTTTCCGGCCCCTGTTCACCTACCAATGCCAATGTTGGCTTTGTTACTACTCCACCGGTCGCAAACTTTGGAATGTTTTTCAATACTGTTCCTAAAGCAATCAATCCAACACCTACGGCAATACCTAAAGCCGGAGTTGATGATAGTGCCTGAATTAATGCTACCCGTATGTTTGTGAGTAATTCAACCGATGCAAGAACGTAGGTTCCTAACTTAACAAGGCTGGCACCTAAAATATTTAAGAACGCACCAAAAATATTACCCTTGCCAGAAAAGGCGTTACCTATCGCTTGCCCCATTTCAGCAAGTCCATCCCTTATGATACCATTAATTAAATCCAGTTGTTTTTGCAATTCCAGACCTTTTGATAAATCAGGAAGCTCAAATCTTAATAATAGTGGCTTTATATCTAACCTACCCTGTAATTGCTCTTGCAATGTGAGCATCTTCTCACTAAGTTTTGGAATTACCTGAAAGTTAAAATCAGGTATAAGCCATTGAAATTTATCTGCTCCGAAACTCCGCTTTGCTGCATCCTTATCTTTTACCAACTCTGTAAAAATACCCTTGCCTGCCGCTTCCGATGCATCAATAATAGCTTGTGCCAATGTTTTAAATTGCCCTTGTAATGGCGCAATCTGTTGATCTAATTCTGCTATCTGTTGAGTAACTTTTGCTAACGTATTTTTATCTTGCGAACCTGCGCCTAAAAGGCTTGATACAACTCCTTGCCGTGATCTTGTTTGTCCGGCAATTGCTGATAATCTTTTTAATGCAGCTTCCTGTTTTACCAGTTCCTCCCGTTGTTGTCTTAAATCAAATAATTGCCCTGCAATTGGCGCTAATTGGCTTTCCTTTTGTCTTACAACGGCTCTTTGAAATATAGCGTTTGACGTTGCCTGTATAGCTGCTGCAACCTCTCCATTTAATATCTTTTCTGTTTGTAAATCCTTAAAGTAACTTGGAAATTCCTGCCGCAACAATTTAACCGCCGCAAGCCTTTCATTCATGGAAAGGTTTGTATCTTTTGCGGCATTGGTTAATGTAGTAAGGTGTGCTATTTCCTTACCAGCGTTTGCATCAAGTTCTTTTACTGCTTTTGCATTGTCTTCTAATGCTTCTTTATTCCCCGTTAAGCCTCTTGTCCAATTAGCAAAACCAGTGCTGGCAAATGTTATAACTGAAACAAGTGCAGAAATAGCTAATCCTGCCGCCCCGGCTGCCGGTAATAATTGCGTCAAGTTATTTGAAATGGCTACAAAACCAAATGGTAAATCCTGTATAATCCGTGATAACCCTGTAAAATCTTTGCCTGATTTTTGAGTAAATTTCGTAGCAGCCTGTTCGGTTTTAGTTATTGTATACCCAAGCTTATTAAATGCAGCAATAGCCTCGTTAACATTTGCCCCGACTATTATATCTAACTCTGCTGCCGTCATTTTTTAGGCTTTTGATATTTTGCGTGTCTTAATTTTATTGCTTCTATCTCTTCACCTGTCAACTGCTTAAATTGTGGCGTATTATCCTCTTCCCATCCAAACCGCCAATTTCTCTTAAACCTATCATAACCGATTTTCTTTTTAGGATCAAAATGAACTGACATGATCATGTATGTTTGCTGCCTCATTAACTCCTGCTCTGCATGTTTTTTATTCTCATATCCTTCTTGCAAAGCATTGAAATCGTTAGGGGACATATCCCAAAATTCCAGTGGCATCAACCCTAATTCACCGTAAGCGTATCGCTTAACTGCATCCCAATCAGTTGCGGTTGTCCGTCCGTTTCCATCTTTTTTTTTATCTCTTCAGCAGCTTTGTAAAATGTGCTTTCCTGAAAAGCATCTAGTATTTGCTGCATTTTAGGCACATCGTTAATAAGAATATCTTCCGCCCAATCACAACACTCCTCAAAGGTTTCCTCCATTTTCGTTTCAGATACAACAGCATAAGCCTTAATGCCGGCATATAAAACGACTGATAAGTTTGTAACATCATCGTTATATTCTAATTTCTTTTTTTCAAACTCTCGTGCGAAAATGTTATTAAACTTCAGCGTCCGTTCTTTGCCGCCTAACTCTATTATCAGTTTATTCATAACTACGGTTCTATTGATATAACAGGCAATTCAGAGTTTGTAATAGTAATATCCATTGTTCCCAAATCGGTAGCATTATCCGTTTTGGTCATTGATGAGATATAACCGTTACCTGTTTCTATAAGATCACCAGTTACCGGAGTGGCCGGGCTAATAGTGTATTCCACAACAGACGCATTATTGAAAGCATCATGAAGGAATTTTTCTGAATAATGATTAGCGTCAGGCTCCCAAACACGCTGCAATGATAAATCTACGCTTGTATCCTTTGTTCCTGGTGACTTAGCAACAGGATTACAAATACTTGCCGCATCGGTAATGTTGAGTGTGTAATTTCTTGTTATTGAAACAATACAAAAAACTACTAATTGAGATTCTCCTTCCAGGCCCATCGTTATAAACATGGTCGCCGCCGGGACATATCTTTCTGCCATTTTACTTTAGTTTAATTTATTAAGAATATGAGAAAAAATTATTTGTCTGTTTATGTAAGTATTGCCACTATCCAGCGTTACCGTCAACTCATTATCACTTTCCAACTGTAAGCTACAAACCTGGTAACCTGTTATGAGTGGATAGCTTTGCGGATCTGGGTATAAGCTGAAAATTGCATCAGCAATTGAATCCACATTTAACCCGTCATTCTCCGGCACCGCCCTTGTATAAATCCCGATTGTAACGAATGCTTTTATGTTATGCTTAATGATGTTACTGTAATCCACCTGCTGCACATTTGAAATCAAAACATAGTTATCTGCAACAAACTCATTTGGAACATAGTTTTTAAACACTGCAAGCGAAGGCAACACAGCTTTTATACTTGTGTAGTATTTAGTTTTTAATATGTTCGCTGCGTTATACATTATAACTTCACATAGTTTAAATATTGTATCAAATTTCTTCTCATTTTGGCTTGTTGCGCAAACCATGCAGGCAATAAAAAAGGTTGCGGATGAACGCCATTTATGTAAATGCTTCTTGCAATCACATAAGCCAAACTCATTAAAGCATCGCCCTTCAATTTCTTTTTACGTGGCGTAAGCCTATTCATGTCTAATCTATGCCCGCCGCCTTTCTTATTTTTTACTATTCCTGTTGAATATGTTACCCCTATGCCCTTACGTGTTATCCATTCAGCAATCCGAAAAACAAATGTAACAAAGCTGTCTCCGCCAGTAGAACCTTTAAATGTTAGTGCGTATGCTTTATATGTATCCGGTAATGTTGCAACATAGGTTGCCGCCGCCTTGCCTGTTCCAAATTCCATATAGGCAGAGTATGGAGCATGTGACGTAATTCTTTTCTCTAATGGCTGCGTAGTAATTGCGCTTATTCCCTGTCTTATCTGTCCTCTGTCGGCAGGCGCATTTCTTTTAGCTGCTGCAACTATTTCTAACAAGTTAGCATTTAAAATATCGTCAACCTGTTTCGGGAATCTTGTTGCCAATGCCTCAAACTGTTTTGCCCTTTTGCCTAATTGGCTCGCATCGATGTATAAACCTTTTGCCATTAATTACTTGTATAAGCTGTTATCGTTTCCAATACCCTTGTTCCTTCATTATCCAGCCTCACACTTAACACTTTCATCGTTTTGCCATCATAAGTAAGCAGATAATTTGCCCTTGTCGGTCTGTTCTTTTCATACCACATTTCAACCGTATAGCTTTCCTGATAATTACTCATGCCTTCGGTTATTGCCAGATTACTGCTGTTCTGCCGGATCTTGCCCCACTTATTCCAAACAGAGGAAGGAGTTGCAACGATATTGCCGTCAGCATCCTGCGTTACTGAAACACTCTGCACCTGTACCAAACAATTCATTTCACCTATCATATAGATATTATTTCCCAACCACTTCTTTCTAATGGTATTGTTATTAGTCTTTCATCTAAAAAATCAGAATCGCTTTCATCTGGTATCATATACATCAATTCAGCATCATTCCCGTAATTATTAATATCAATACCGAAAGCAAGATTTGAAATCTCTATTTCTCTTACTTCATCACTATTTTTTATTATTACGTTCATACAATTGCTCTATATGGTGAAAGAATAGCTTTTGCGTCCGGCGCAATAAGTGATAAATCTTCATCGCCCCTATGCACATACATCCAGCTTAATTGCATCTTTAATGCTGTCTTAAACTGTTGCGGCAGTACAGCATAACCGGCTGTGTAAATAACTTCGGCATAGCTACACCGATAACAGAATCTTTTATTTGCAACACCTGTAAGCGTATAGCCCGTTGTAATGCCGTTACCATCTTTATCAAAGACATCGGTTATATACCCAACAGGACCATAAGGCAACCTGATATTATCCAGTTCATTTTTCACAACTGCCGTAACCGTCCTTTCAACAAAGCTTAAATCTGTATAGCCTTCGCATATTTGCCTTGCTGCTGTTATCAGTGCTGATATAATATCATCGTCATCATCATGCGTGACCTTCAGCCATGCCTTTGCCTGTGCAAGTGTTACCGGCTCTGTGATTACCACAACTGCGCCGCTTGCGATATAACTAACCGTTACTTTTTCGTTTGGCTGTAATGGCGGGAAAGGATCACCGGGGAAAAGTATTGAACCAGGATCAAGACTTAAATCTTCGTCACCTGAAGGATAAAACTGAAATTCTTTAGTAGTAAATGAAAATGGGTCTGTAGTTTCGTACCAGTTTAAGCCATCTCTGAACAGCAATATTATTGTAGCATCAATTAACCTGTCATCCTGTAAAGAAAATTCTCCGCCTGCAGCCGATAACGTTAATACACTTTCACCACCACCGGCAACAGATGAGCTTTGCTGATCGCTGAAGAGCGTATCTAAAACGGCATTTCGAGGTGTGCCGCACTGATTGCCGCTGTATGATAATTGATCTAAGTTTTGCCTATAATAATCACTCATTTTAAAAATTGGCGGCATTTCACCGCCATAGTTTTACTTTAACTGCCTGGTACATTTATAATTTCTTTATTACAATAATCTCTTTATAAAAATGAACAAACTCAATCTTGCCGCTATACTTGTTTTTATACTTTGGCTGAATTGTGTCATGGTTTAATTGATGGGTTAAGTCAGTAAAGAACCGCATTGTCGTGTCCTTCGCTCCCGGTAATTCATTGCCATCA